CAAAGCCAAGATCAGCACCAAGAAATACGATTCGATCCTCTGGCAATAAAGCTTGTTCTCCATTACCATCGTCAACATCAATCATATCGTCCTGCACTTGATACGGCGGGATAGACAAGGAAGAAAGCACGTTTTGCAAATCTTCTTTAGTGATCAGGCGTTTATCCTCTACTCCGCGAATTTGCAATTTAATCTGTTCGTTAGAAAGTAGCTTAGCTTCTGTCTCCTCGGAAATATGCATAACTTGTGGCTTTTTGTTTTTATTAGCTTTTCGGTATTGTTTAACCGCAGCGCGCAAGTCATCCAGTGGTGTAGATTTAGGATCGTCCCACTTAACAGTAGCACTCACTTTGTTGTCATCAGGAATGGCATAATCAAAATCAATCACTACGCCATCCTGGTTATAATTAAAGCCGCCATGATAGATGGCTTGTGCTCTCATCCATTCCTCTGTATCGTACACGCTGTTTACAAGATCGTCTGTCTCATCCAGGATGTAATCTGCAATATCTTGTATCTCTGCATCATTACGTGGGTTGTTAAAACGGAACATTTCTTTCTCATCTAAACGAAAAGAAGTTTGAATCTTAGCGATTGAACCCATCGCTTTATCGATGCCTTGTTTATCTCGCAAAGGTGCTCCAGCATTTAGACCGGTTACCTTCGCTGCTTTCGTATATTTTCCATTAAAAACATTGTAAGTGAAGTCCATATCGTTAATTGGTTTATTCGGTAAAATGTTTGCTAGTAAATAATCTTTCTCCGCTGGAACGTTTTCTACGTATCCAAGAAATTGTGGTTTTTTAAATTGATCCATGTGTAATGGCATATTTATAGCCTCCTAATTTAATAATTTTATTATCTTAACTTGTATCGCCCTTCTGCTGCCTCGATAAACTCATCTGATAGATTAACTTTCTTTTTATCAAAATAAGCTTCTTCAAAAGCACCAACAACAGCATTGTCTCCATCCGCTGCATGAACATCGTGTGTAGTGACATAAGGGATCCCTTCTCCCTCTACTTCAAAAGGAACGGCTAATTCCCCGTCTTCTACAAGTACTGGTGTACCTGCTTTAACAACACCTGCTGGGAACTCTGATCCATCTAGTGTGATGCCTGCAACCTTCCAGATTAATCCTTGAGTTGTTTTAAGAATCTCATTTTGAACAGTAATTGAATCCGTGCGTGGTTTTAAATTCATTATTCGTCATCCTCCTTTTTATGTCTTGCCGCAGCTAGTGCAGCGCCCATTGCTCTTGGGTCTTGATCCTTTGTATTGGCGTTGCTTTTTTGTGTAGCTCCTGGCTGATATGCCGACTTCGTTTCTGTTTCGACTTGTTTTAAATAAGGCTTCTCTTCAAGCAACTTTTCCAATGACTCTCTTACACCCTCGACTGAACCATCATCATTTACCTTAAATCCTTCTTTATCGGCTAAAACGTAAGCTGCTTCTGGATCAACCAGATTCAGATCCACACCGATGGATTTTATTTCTGATCGAATCAGTTTATCATTAGCTTTTCTTTCTGCCTCCTGGGCTTTTGTTTGAGCGTCTGATAACTGTTTATCAAGCTCTTTGTTCGGATCAGGGTCAATTCCCAACGCCTCGAACATCTTTTTGATCGTTTCTTGCTGTTGAGATTGCGATTGAGTTTCTAACTCTTTCGCTTTGGTGCGATACTTTGCTGCTTCACTCCTCAAATCTTTAACGTAATCCTCGCTGTATGTTTTTGAATCATCTGTATTACCACTTTGGTTATCGTTATCAGATGGGTGTTGCGTATCTCCTTGGTTGTCTGCACCGGTTGAATCTTGATTTGTATCACCTTGGTTACCTTCATCAGCAAAGTATTGCAGGTTTAATTTCAATGGCTTCATTTCTTTGTTTTGTACAGGCATCTAGCCTCACTCCTTGTTTGCCTCCCGGGCATAATCTTTTGAACAGTTTAACGCCGTATTCAGGGCATAATAAAAAACACCCGCCTAAACGAGTGTTTTCAGTTTGTTTAATTCTTTTTTTAAGTAGTTCTCTGTGCCTTCCTCATAGTACGGAATAACAATTAAGGGGATCTTATTCTGTTCACAATACTTTTCTTTTATACCGTCAAGCTTAACTCTCTTACGGTATTCTTTTTCTCCCCCAAAATAATCAATGGGTTCATAGTGTTGTTTACCATGATATTCAACAAGACACAGCAATTCTTCTTCTTCAAAAAGAGCAAAGTCAAACGGTAACGGCTTTTTATTACGGCAATCATTGAACCTGTATTGCGGTTGGAAGTCTATTTTGTTAATTTTGAGAAACGACTCCACTTTTAATTCGCCTAAACTTCTGCTGCAACTTGGACAGCGACCTCCGTTTGTAAACTGGTTTGGGGTTATCTCGAAAAGAGTACCGCATTTTTTGTGTTTCATTTGGACTTTTTCAATAGATTTAACATATTCGCCGATCAATTCATACTCATTGTTAGTTAAACTATCAACGCGTTCTGCAAATTCCTTTGTGTTCAATTTGAAGTTTCCTGCACATCTAGGGCATCTATTACCCGACAAGAAACCTCCTGGAGCCATTTCCCAATAATAACCACATTTGTTATGTTTAATTCCGATCTTGGTTTTAGTGTTTACATATTCACCTAATACGGAATAGTCACCATTGGTCAATTCGTGTACTGTTTTTCTGTATCTATCTGCCGTCATCGTCTCTTTTTCCTTGCACACAGGACACATACAGCCAGCTAACACATCTGCCGCGCTTTTAGAGAATATATGTCCGCACTCATTATGCTTTATTTGAACGTGATGCGACATTCTCCGATACTTAGACAATAAGGTGTATTCACCCTTATATCTATCATTAATTCTTGACTTATAACTTTCAGGGGTAAGCGCCTGTTTCTCCATTGCTTGCGCGTGACCGCATTCGGGGCAACCAGACACACTTAAAATGTTTTTAGCCTTAACCCACCAAATATAACCGCATTTGTTGTGCTTGATTTTCACGTCTTGGTTGGCTGTTTTATACTTGCTTAACAAGGAATATTCCGTTTCTCGCCTCTTTATCAATTCTGTTTCGAATCTTTCGTGACTCCATTTATTCCATGCCGATTTGCAATGCGGACACTTGCCACGCCCTTCTCTTGTTAGGTTGCCGGCTACAGTCTCATATTCATTGTCGCACTCCCTATGGAGAACACGCACTTTATTTCTTTTCGTTGTATACCTGCTTAATATCCTATACTCGTCACCGTAACGTTTCTTTACAATAGAAACAAACTCCTCGTGAGTTCTTCCTTTTCGGCGTTTTACTTTTGTGTTATTATTCAACTATCAGCACTCCTATTTAGTGTTGGTCACGCTCATGGATGTTAGCGCATCGCATGGGCATTTTTATGACTTCCTATAACTCTATTATATCATAAAACCTTTGTCACATCAGGGTTTTCAACATGGAAAAAGTCATAAAAATAACACCCTTATCGGATGCTTGTTATTACTCTGCTATTCCTTTTTCTTCCATGAATTCCTTTCCGGCTTTAAGGATGAATAAAACTTCTTCATAATCTAACCGACAATTTAAATCTGATTCATCTGCTCTCCTCATGATGTAACCAATTAATTCGTCTGCGCTGATTTCTTGCTCTTCCTTTAGTTCCAATTCAACTGGTTCTACATTCTCATAAACTTCACCGTCAATAAGGATTTTGAAATCAGTCAACCCTACAACATTTTCATTGTTCATATGATTAATCCCCTTCCTCTGCCGGAAATGTTATGTCCACCGCAAAACCCACAGAACCATCATCGTATTTTGTGTTATCAACTTGAACGATTTCAACCTTTTCAAGATCAATATCTTTCAACAATTCAATGGCGGTGCTTAACATCTTTTCATTTTCCATATCAGTATGCCTCCCTTTATTTAGCAGCCTTCTTCCGATTCGTCGATCTGGAAACCACCCGTAGATTGCTTTTCTTATTACTGCCACCCTTTGAAAGTGGTTTACGGTGATCAACCTCACGCTTATCGCCTTTCTTCAATCCCATCGTGCTTCTGGCTTTATTCCTTTTAGCACGGTTTTTAACTTGAGCAGGCTTACCGTGATAATCGCGGTATTCCTTTTTGTAGTCACGCTTTTTTGCCATTCCACATCACCCCTTTTCAGGCATAATAAAAAGCATCCCCACGGGATACTTAGCATTTAACAATTGAATTAAAGGGGGAATCACGGAAGAATATTTTACCTTCTTTATTAGTATAATCACCCTTGTAAAACCCTTTGATTTCATTTAGTTTATACATACCTACAATTGCGTTGCGATCATTATAAAACACTGCGCAACCGGTATCTGAAATATAGTCAGCCTTTACAGCATCCGCGATGAGCAATGCCTTGTTTTCATCAATATCAACCATAAACATCTTTTCATCCCCTTATCTTATTCATTTCTCTTCGATACTTCCGCTGTATTTCCTTGAAATTATCACTGCCGGACTTCTTGGAGCGCTTGAACCCGCCTAAAGTTTTCGGCATGTCTTTTTCATCTAATACAGAGCGGTATCTGGCAAACTGCTTTTTAGTTTCATTGTTCTTGCGATGCAAGTCCTGCTGTTTTTTATAGGATTCTTTTTGACTCTTGGAACGGGTGTCTTTATCGGGATTAAATGCTTTAGATTCTTTCTGAGCCTTATTGATCTCAGCATCTGTTTTATATTCCTCCACCCAAACAGACATAGAACAATTGCAATTCGGGTGGCGCACGATGTCCACCGGATCCATGTATGTGTAATCTGTTCTATCCGGGTTTAACGTGAACACAATGCCTCTTAATGGAGCGCATTGATGGCATGTGGGTGTATTGCCAGTTACTTTGAATAAGTCCATTCCATTTTCGCGGTATCTTTCACCCGCCCCTTTGGTATGAGCCGTTTTAAGATTAGTCCTTGTAACTACCTGGCTGTAAAAGTCCAAGGGCAACCTCTTGCCATCTACAGTTGTGAAGCTTGTCACACCTTCCTTAGCAAAGCTTTCAGCCACCCTTTGAGTAGTAACCTTCCTAGCCTTACCTTGAATAACACCACTCTGCAAATCACTTTTAACCGCAGACAGCGCTGTTTCAATACTTGCATTAGTATTGTTTTTCGCTGTTCTGATTGCAGCTTTCATGTCCAGCATAGTGTTATCCGTTATTTCGGCAATAGCTTCCATATGCACATGATTATTAAATGCTGATGCCACCTTCCCACTACTGGATATGCTTGCAGCAAGTCCACCCTTCGGATCAATACCTGCCTTATCGAGTGCTTTGGTTGCTTCATCTACACCGCCAAAATAAGCCGTAAGTGTTTCCTGTGGGATTACACCTTCTACATCCAGGTTCATCCTATTGAACATCTCATTAATCACACTTAGTGTTTGTTGCGCCGCTTGATCATCTGCCATGTTCTGATTGATCAGTAAGTCTAATATTTGGTGCTTCATTGCGCCAATTAACTCTAATAATTGTTTTTGATTCATGGAATAACCCTACTTTTTGAATGGATTTACACGTTAAAAAATCTTATCTTTCGAAGTTTGTTACTGAACCAACACAAGAACTCATCCAAATTTAAGGCACTTGCTAATTCCATGATTAACTTATCTTTTTCATTGTATTGTTTTTGAATCATTCATCTTCATCCCCTTCACCTTCTATTGGATTCCCATCTTCGTTCCTATTGCCCATGAAGCCTTGCAATGTCTGCCTTCCTCGCATTAAACTAAACGAATCATCATTAGACTTCTCAGCTTCGACGCGGGCTAACTCTTCCTGTATCCAATCCTCGCTAGCATTTGGATTATTACGTCTGATCGTTGTTTCAAGCGACTGTGTATCAGATGTAAACGCCAAGTTATTTTCCTCAATAAGTTCTTTGCGACTGATCGGAATCATGGACTTGAGTGCGATTTCCGGTTCTTCTATTAATACGGCGGAATCATTATTGTTGGCAAGCCACAATGCGCTTTCGACTAACTGCTGTAGGAAATAGATGTATTGCGATTGTATTTGTTCTGCTTTGAGTAACGATGTGAACAAGTCATAAAACTTAGCCACACCACTTTGTGCAGAACCACCACCGTTGTCCATATAGAAATCAACAACTTTTTCGGATGTCTGTGTTTCCATAAGCATAAGCTTGGTTAAGTCTTTTACCCATTGGATATCGCCAATCTTAGTAATATCAATTTGAATGATCTCCATAGCCTTTCCATTCTCATCAAATTCAGTTACCTCTAAATCACGGTGATCTATTTTTGATTCGTCACCATATCTTTCTTGAGCCTTCTCCATTAGTGCTCGCATGACTTCACTTGATACAGCAAGACGTGGCTTACCGTTGCGTTCGAATGTGATCGCATTCCTCGTAAGTGTCCAATTGATCTCGTCCTGCTTGCCTTCTTGGTTCTTTAGACAGGACACACCCAATGGATTCATAAACGTCTTATCGTTTGCCCAATAGATAATGAACGGCCTGCTCCTACCTTTATACACTGTTTCTAGTTCATCTAAGCCAAGGAGTTCTTTTGTTTTTTCGTCGGATACTTCTTCTGTTTTCTTTTGTTCGTTTAATTTATAAAGGATGTGACTTGTATATAGATCATCTTTATAAACTTCCTCACGATAGACGCGCAAGTATTCCTGGTCTTTTATTTTGATATCATAAGCAAGGTCTGCGCCCATTCCGTTTTCATGAGGGTAATATACGTCACGCGCTTTAAACTCTAACCGTAATTGCCCGCTATCCATCCAAGGAACGCCAACGAGTCCACCGTCCACCTGATGTTGTAGAATATTTCCCCAGTGCTCAAATGCTAAGTTTGAATTCTTTTCAATCTGCTCAATTAATTCCTGTTGCACATGAATGATTTTGCTTACTTCATCCCGCGGTTCCTCGACAATCTCATCTGTTTCAGCATTGATTTCCTCGGCTTGAAAGTCATCCACCGATAACGAGGACTGTAGCTTCCCAACAGAACGACTAACAAGCATAGCTGGTATCTCCGGAACCAATTTACTAATGTTAGCCACGATGTACGGCGTTTGCACGTTCTGTGCCTGGTGCGTTCCAAATATAATGTTGTCGGTTATCTCACCTTTTTCAATGAGGTTCTTTGCTCTGGAGAATATATTGGAATGTTTGCCCTCATATAGATCACGATAAAAGAATATGTTACCGTGCGTTGCTTCAATGACGGATGCATCAAACTTTTCCCAGTTTGGCATGTGTTCACCTTCTTTCTACCATACGTTGATGTTGCTTATTTTGGCTTTTCTTCTTGACATATCATCTTCAAACGCGTACCTGGTGGAATCTATTGTATGATTGTCTTTATCGTCTAATTTTGGCAACGGATTTCCATCACGATCAACCTGGTAATCTATGTTTTCAAATTCTCTCGCTATATTTGGTGTGCGTCTTGCATCTATTACTATTTCTGTTAAATCATCTAACCATTGCTCCCCATACTCAACTGAATCAGGCCCCTTTTTAGCACCCTGAACACGTATTCCATATTCTTTCTGTTCTGCAATACTCTTCGGTTCAGCACTATCCGAGTTAGTATTTGTTCTGCCATAACCTTTATCTTTAATCCAATTGGCTGTATATCTATTGCTTAATTTAACGCCATAGAGCTCATCCATTGCGTAAATTTTTCTCCGCTTTTTATCATAATGCCAGCGGACAAAAGAATAAGGATCCGTAGCATATCCGTAATCCTGACCCTGTCTTATGTTATCGAATGATTTGTATTCTTCATCCGTTATCGTTCTAAATGTTAAGTTGTCAAACGGAACAACGCCACTGCCGATTGCCTTGCCAAGATACTCCCAATCATATCGTTGCTCATTTCGTTCTTTAGCAGCGTTGGCTTCTTCTATAAATTGATCAGATATGAATGGGTTGTCCTTATAAGTGCTATGATGGACAAATGTATTGTCCGGTTGAAATTGTGTTTCGTATTTCTTGTTAACCCACGATTGCCTTCTTTTAGGTGGATTGTATGAATAGAAAAACTTATAAAAAAGACCATTGCCTAGCTCTCCACGTAACAAGGAGTTGGTAATGGTCGTTACTTCATCTTCTGTTTTAAATTCTGCAAGTTCTTCCACCCATGCAATAGCAAAAGGGAAATGAGCTGATTTCAATGATTTGATTCTTTCTGGTTCCTGCGCTCCCCTAAACACTATATAGTTGCCTCTAGGAATGTAAGTAATGCGCATAGGAGACTTATTTATCTTGAATAGATGATTTACACCTTGTTCACTTATTGCCCATTTGATCTGCTCGAAAATAGATAATTCAATGGTGTTATCTACCTTTCGAATACCAACTCCATTAACAGCATATCTCATAAGCATTTGAACAATGATGTGGGCAATATCAGATGACTTACCGGAACCACGACCGCCCTTGCAAACAATGTTTAGCATGTCGGGATTAATGGATGCTCTCCAAACGGAATGAAATGCCTTTGGCATTAGATCAGATAATTTAAGTTGCATCCTCATCACCTATGTCATCTATAAATGTGACAGCACCCGTAACATCCATTTCCTGTTTATCGGTCCACATGGCATATCGTTTGCCTATGAGTTCAGCAGCAGATCTTCTCGCTTGAGCATTTGGTATTACATTAACCACCTTTTGATAACCATCTCCATCTAATAAAGGCATTGGTTCTTGAGTTTCGCCACGCATAACTGAAGTAAGGAACTCCATTACTTCTTGCTGATCTGCAACCTTTTCTGATTTGATTTCCTCAAGGCGACCATCTATATATGCTTTTATACTCACATTTTCCATTAATTTACTTGCATTACCCCTAGCATATGCTTTGCTATATCCCGCATTTACAGCCGACTGATATATATTTCCGGTGATGATATACTCATCAGCGAATTTTTGTTGTTTTAGCGTTAACTTCTTCTTACTCATGGTATATCACCACCTCCGATAAGCATTTATGTATAAAATAAAGCACCTACCCAATTGGATAAGTGCTTGTTTTTAGAGATACTATATTGCTCCATTGTTCCTTAAGTTTGTCATTATTTGCGGATTGTCGTTCTCGACACTATAAAAGAAAACTTCATCCACGTGGTTCTCAATGTCCCATTCTTTTATGCCTTGATCATTTGTAGTAATGATAATAACTTTCTTTGATTCAGTATCTTTTACTTCATCCAAAAAAGATTTGTATTTTTCATCGTTCATTAATACCGATTGTACAGGGAAAAACACAGTAAACGTATTGTCATTTCCCTTAGGGTTGCTTTTTGTATGTGTTACATAACTGTTTATTTTAATATTCATCTTTCCTATTGGGTAAACAGATGACGACGTAACATTTGGAGGCAACTTTTTCCTTTTAAATGCTCTGTTTATATGACGTGGTATGTCAGACATACGTCCAGTTTTAATGATTCCCTTGCTAAAAGATTTATTCAAACAGGACAGAGTCACTCTTATTTTAGCGTCATCATCGTAGCCTTCTAGCAATAATGTTCTCTTGGTGTCATCGCTTAAAAAGTCCATAATCTTATTTACAGCATTCTGCTGGTCACTCATTTCATCTCCTCCTATCTACATATTACGACAAAGGAGAGCTTTTTTCCTGTTATTAGTGCACTTATTTAATTAGTGCTTATATATAAAAGACCGTAAGGTCTTTAAAAGAACATGTTCTATACTAGATGAGAGCTCTTATAAAGACCCTTTCATATTCCCGGACTCCGTACGTCAATTCGTACGTCAAAATGCCGCCTACTTATAAAGTTTTGACAGCAGTAACGGATTAAAACAATTTACATATTGTTAATTACAGTGTAATATTTAAATTAAGAAAGGGGTTGAAGATTATGCAAATCAAATCCGTTGTAATAAGAAGCCTACCTTCTGCGACAGGGTCTTTGCGTTCATTAGCCAATTCCTTTAACTTAAGGAGATATACAGATCACAAATACAAAATGCCTGGAAATGACGAAGAAGAAATTGCTTCTAACTGGAGTGATGTAGGAAAGGAGTTACAGATAGCCTTAGATGAATACGGAAGAAGAAAAGACAAAGGACAATACCGAATCACAACAAATTCATAATCAAGAAAAACAAATTGAAGACGCAAAGGAAGAAACAACTGCATCTTTGGAGCAAGTCGCTGAAACCGATCCCGAAGTTGAGGTAATCGTAGATAAACTAGAACCTGATGAAGTAAAGAAAGTAAATTCTGTAATAAAAGCCGAAGCGTTTTCCGGACCTTTACCACATCCATCTCATCTGGAAAAATACGCTGAAATCTATGATAAATCTCCAGAAATAATTTTTGATATGGCAGAGAAACAACAAAATCATAGGCATTATATGGAAAAAACAGAGATGAATAAGATTCTTAACATGGAAAAACTGGGCATTATTCTGGGATTTATTTTAGCCTTGTTTTTTTTATTGGGTGGTTTTGCCTTAATCGCTTACGACAAAGAAGTCTATGGAGTCACAGCTGTAATAATAGGGTTAGTCACTCTGTTTGCTCGCAAAAAATCCAATTCAAGTGAAGTTAAAAAAGAAAATAACGAATCTGATGATGAGCCTGCCCAATGAAAGCAAGCTCATTTTTTTATATCTTAAACTGCTATTTCACTAACTTTTGCTCTCGCTCGTTCAACGTACTGCTGTACAGTCCTTTTCTTTATCCCTAATTTATCAGCGATCTTTTGCATGCTCAGTTGCTCCGCCTCGTACAATACGTAACATTCCCGCTCACGCTCGGAAAACTTTCTAAACAGCAGCAGTAGCGATCTTCGCTGCTCATCGCTCACGTACAATGGCTCTCGTTCCATCTGCTCGCTTATGTCGGGCAAGATGTCCATTTCATCATATTGTTTAACTCGATATGCATTTTTTCTGTCCGCACCCCGATATAATCCTGGTTGCCGTCCAGTCTCCATCCAATCGATAGAAAAAGTCATGCTGTCGATCATGCTATTTATGTGCGATTTGTCTAGGTTGTCTGCATTTGATTCCGGGTTCAAATCATTTCTAATGCCGTTTAAATCCTTACGCCCATCCTCGTATTCTTCCAGCAGTTGATCTGCCCATGATTCCAAGTATTGATTATCCATATTAATCCATCCCCTCAAAATGAATATAAAAAAAGGACGACAAAAGAGATCCCTCAATCTCTAATGCCATCCTCGGTTGTTCCGATAGATTGCTAGTTATTTATACGTCCGCCATTAAAACCATTTGTGAAACAATGCTTTTAAAGTACGTTTCCACTTTCCGTTCTTATATTCAAATCCATCAATATACGCCTTGCCATCTATTGTCGTTATGTTATTTCCTTTCATATTAGGGTGGAATGGGATTTCCTTGCCATTAATATAAACGATTCTCTCGTTACCGATAACAATTACACCACAACCATTAACTTGTATATTATTCATTTTCTCCCCTCCTATTTCACCGTATAACTAACTTCATAATGCGTTGGCTTCCCGTTTTGCCAGGTAATAACCTGTTTCCCGAATCCTTCACCTGGCTTGTCCACCCTTTCCAGTTTCCCCTCAGAAACTTTGTAAACTGCATCCTCACTCAAATCAATCGTTGCTTTGTTTTGCTGCATTGCTTGATTCCTCCCAAAATTCATTCTTCCGCCTCCCTGTGCATCAAATTCTG